AAAAAAATAAATAATCTTAATTATTGGTATATTTATTAAGAAAAAATAATTTAATCAAAACAAAATACTATGGGAGGACTAAGACCTATTGGGAGTGAAAAATTAGAAGGTATTGATAAAATCCGTAGAATTATGGAAATTGCCAGATATAATGAAAATATCCCACAACCAGTAAATGAAAATAAAAGTACTAATTATATGGCAGAACTTGCTGACGGCAATACGTATGCAATTGTAAGAGAAAAATCTGGATATATTATTAAAAAATCTATTACAGAATCTGTACATGATTATATTGAACCAATACAAAATAGAAAATATTTTTCATCATATTCTGAAGCATTAAAAAAATTAAATTTAATGGCAAAAGATTTTAATGTTACTTATGGTAACGATGAAGGTATGTCTCTATTTACGGAGCAAAAAAAAAAGTACAAACTAAAATTAGGTAAAAAAAAAGTAGGTTCTGAAGAAACCCCAGCACCGGAAATGGGTGGTGAAACCACACCACCAGCACCTATGCCTGAACCAGCACCTATGCCTGAACCAGCACCTATGCCTGAACCAGTTGATGCCGGAGGTGTAGAACCAGTTGATGCCGGAGGTGTAGAACCAGTTGATGCCGGAGGTGTAGAACCAGTTGATGCCGGAGGTGATGAAGATTTACCAATACCACCAACCGATGAAGAAGGTGACGATGAAGATTTACCAATACCACCGGAAGATGATATGGAAGATGATATGGGTAGTGGTAAAAAATCTTCAAAAAAAGACGAAGGTACAACTTTTAAAGTAATCCAAAAACTTACCGGAAAACTAGCACAAAGAATTAGAAAATTCAATTCAGAAGATGATATGGACCCAAATGATGTTAAGTACATTATTAATTCCATATTGTCAGCTCTTGACGTTGATTTGTTAGATGATGACGATCTTGAAGAGATTATATCTAGACTTGAGGGTGACTTTGAAGAAGAAGGTGATGAAGACGAAGAGGACATCGAAGATGAAGAAAATGAAGATTTACCAATGCCACCAAGTGATGAAGAAGATGAAGATTTACCGATGCCACCAGAAGCACCAGAAGGTGGTGAAATGAAAGAATATGAACTTGGTGAGATTGCAAGTTTATCTGACGCAATAGATAATAGTATTGGTGGGAAATTTGCTGGTACTATGTATGATAAAATGGAAGAACTACCATCAATGGGTGAGATGGGTGAAGAGTATGGACAACACGGTGCAAGAAAACCAAGACACGTTTGTAATCATCTTGAACACGGAACATTTGGTGAGTCAAAAGTTGATAAAATTATTTCAAAATATTTCGAGACTAATAAAAAAAATATTATTTCTGAAGAGAAAAAAAGAATTAATGTTTTAGAAGAAAAAGAAAAAGCTAAAACAAAAAATTACAAAGACATTAAAAATCTTTCAGAAAATATTAAACAAGAAAGAGCGGCATTTAAATACCTTGAGAATAACCCAAAATCAAAATTAGTTGGTAAGACAAACAAAGGTAATTTAATTTTTAATGAGGGAGTCGCTCAAACAAAAATTACTATCAACGGATTAGTAATATGAGTTACCTATTATACATAAATGGTTTGGGTCCTAACTATAAGGGTGAAAACATTTATGAATTTATTTTTGGTGACTCCTTGGAAGATGTTTGGGGTGAAAATTGGGAAGCAAGACCGGCAAATGGTTACCCAAGTCCACCAGATGTTGACCACGTAAAAAAAGTTGGGACATTAACACATAATGAAATTACATTGGAGTTAGTACAAAATTCTGATGTATTTTCTGTTCAAGATTCAATTGATGGTGTTATTGCCCTAGGTTGGGAAAAAGAAGATGAAATTGATTTTTCATTGGTTAAAAGATTGGTTTTCAAATATGGGGACCAAGAACAGGATGTAAAAGATAAATTATACGAGAGAGATCTTGTGTTACAATTTGAAAAAAAGGTTGTTTATGAAAACTAACAGAAACGTCAGTATATTATTAGAAAATGGATTCCATTTTAGTACAATTTCTAAAATGAAACCAAACGAAGTTAAATTATTAGCTGAAAAATTTTTTAAACCTATGGGTGATGTCGAGCAAGCAAAAAAAGACTCTATGAAAGCTATGAAAGCTTTTATTAAAAATAATAAAGTAGATTTAGGTTTAGGTGACGACCCAGATGATTTTTCTGATGAACAAGTATTAGATAAAATTAAAGGACTTGCTTATCATGCAAAATCACCTAATTCTTCTAAACTTAATAAAATGGCTGGGGAGTTATACAGAATTGCAAAACCTTTATTTAAAGGAAAATCAAAAGAAACTAAAGAAGCGGTACAAACAGTACAACAAACGGGCTATAAAACAACAATAACACCGGGTTCTCAAGCAAACTTAAATGTTCCAAGTGGTGCTGACATTTCTGTCGGTCCAAATAATATAATTACAATGATGTCAAAAGATAAACCAGTTGGTACTGGCGAACAAACGGAATCAAAAGAATTAGATGAAAGATTTGCGTCTAAGGCACAACAAAAACTATTTTTTGTTAAGTGTGGTGCCGGAAAAACAAAAGAAGAAAAAAAATGGTGTAAAATGAGAGATGAATTTGCCGCATCAACAAAAAAAATGGATTATAAAAAAATGCCAGAAAAATTACACCCAGAAAAAACTGTAAAATATAAGAAAAAAAGAACTGATGAAAATTACGAACAATATTTGGAAAATAGAATTTTTGAAATGATTGAAAACCATATTGAACCAAGTATGACAAAAGGCGATTTGTTAAAAACAATTCAAGAAAAGGTTAATAGTTCTGAAAAGTTTATGTTGAAATCTCCAAAGAAAAATACTATGTTTTCAGAAAACGAAGGTATGGAGATGAAAAAACCAATTGGTAAAGTTTCTTCTTTTGAAGTGAAAGAAAATACAAAAGAAAAGGAAGCGCCAACAAAACCAGGAACAAAGTCACCGGGTAAAAGAAAAAATCCATTTAAGGACCCAAATCCGGGAGTTGAGGAAAAACCAAAAGCGAGTACAAAAGAAAAACAAGCACCAACAAAACCAGGAACAAAAACACCAACTAGAAGAAAGGGTAATCCTTTTAAGGACCCAAATCCGGGTGTTAAAGAAAATCCAAAAGCAGAAGATCAAAAAAACGACTTTATGTCGGTATTAACTTCAATATTAAATAAATAAAATGGGAAAAAGAGAATTAGAAAACTTTATAAGAAAAATTGTAAAAGAAGCACCAATAGATTATGGTGATAATCCGGAAAGAATGCACCCAAGGACTCAACAAAGAATTGAGGATCCTGAAGGAATTTATGCAAAAAATAGAGCGTTTAAGAAAGGTGTTTCAGATGTTGAGAAATTAACAGGTACAAGATTTAAAGAAATTGTTAACTATGTTAAAAGATATTATAGTACTGAAAGGAATGTAACAGACCCACAAATAAAAAGAGCTATCCAGATGGAACAAATGTTATCTGTTAGACAAGCTATGCAAATTGAACCTCGTTATCGTGAACAATTAAGAGACTTAGCTGTTGAGATTGCAGCAAAAGAAGAAGGGTGGATGCCATATAATAAAACTATGGAACAAGCGATTGAAGAGGGTCTTGTTTTAAAAAACAGAAAACAAGGTGGTGTTGTTTATGAATTTGATTTTGTTAATATGTTAACATTTCTAGGTGAACAAGGTATTGACCCAGGTATTTTCCAAATGAAATCAAAAGAAAATCAAAAATTACCATTACCTCCAAATTTTTCTTTTGATATTGATGAATTGACACCAGAAGAACAAAAACAATTGGAAATTGAAAAAAGAAACGTTATCAATGCAATTATAATGGGTAAAGGAAAACGTGGACAATTTGCTTACCAAATGTTTAAAGACAGATTAGATGCAATTGATCCAGGACTATATCCACTATATAATAAAATTATGGGTGCAAATGATTTAATGTATTTCACTGATGAAGATTTAATTGAAGCTTTGGGTGGAAATGCTGCTGGTGCCGCTGGTAAAATGAACGAAAATGATGACGACGATGATGATGAAGACCAAGGTGGTGAGGAAGATAGTAATGACACTTATTATGCAAACGGAGTTATTTTTCCAATCTTACTTCACGAATTATTTAAATCATTCTCAATGATTCAGTCAAGAGCACAATGGAAAGATATGGACCCAGAAATGGCAACACAAGTTATTTCACAAACAGATACAATGCAAAATGAACCAATGAATTTCCGTGTTGGTGGTGAATTAGTTAGAAAATTAAGAACTTTATTACCAGATGAATTAACACTAGATCAAGATGGTAAAAAATATGTTCCGTTTTTTGAACAACTACTTTATAGTATCCCGGCTGAAGAATTTTTAAAAGATGTAATTGCAAATGTTATTTCTGATGAAAAATCAGATAATGATAAAGCTGTTAGAAAATTTAATGAATTATTACAAAAAGCAAAAGCAGAATACAAAAAATATAAAGAAGGTGATGACGATGATGATTATGAAGATGAGGACGAAGATGATGATATTTTAACTAGATTAGGATTATAAGATAAAATATTAAAATAAGATTAAACCCCCTTTTATGAAAATAACTGGGGGTTTTGATATTTATATTAAAATATCTTTATGGCTTTAACAAAAGAACAAGTAATGTTGGAATATGTGAAGTGTATGAGGGACACCCCATACGCACTAAGAACATATTTACAAACATATGATAATACGGTATCAAGATATGTACCATTGGAATTATTCCCAGATCAGGTTTCTTTATTAAGGGATTATGAAGAATATGAAGAAAATATTGCGTTAAAATATCGTCAGGCCGGTGTATCAACAGTAACTGCCGCTTGGATATCAAAAAGACTTGTATTTGCAAAAAAAGAACAACCAGATAAAATTCTAATTATTGCCAACAAACTTGATACATCAATGGAGATG